ATGATACGTTTAAAATCTTTATTATCTGAATCATTAGTAGATGACCCCGAATTCCGTGAAAAAGTAAAAGAATGGGAAGGTAAAGTAACTGATGAAAATGGTCTTCATGTTACATATGATGATGCAACTATGCGTCCGGTGAAATCTCCTAAACAAGTACAAGGAGTTGTTACAATTGGATATGGCACAACGAAATCTATATATCCGCAACTTAAACCAGGAATGAAGATTTCAGAAAAACAAGCTGAATCATTATTAACAAAAGGCATACAAAAAATAGAAAGCGATGTTAAACGTCGTATTCCAAAATATAATTCATATCCCAAATACATTCAAATGGCAATTATGAATGCATCATATCGCGGAGATTTAGGCCCAGCAACAATTAAATTGATTAATTCTGGACAATGGAATAAAGTTTCAAAAGAATATTTAAATCATCCTAACTATATCAATCCTGGTAATTTACGCGGCGTAGTTACCCGGATGAAATCTAATGCAGATGCATTTGATCGATATGCTGCAGAACTTGCAGGAAAAACATCTAAAGATGCATATAGCCATGGTGAACAATACATGACAATTGGAAAAACAGTGTATCCTAGAAAAACGTCAAAACATGATTACGCTAATGTTCGAAATGAACCTATAATCAATAATGGTATTGTTAATAACATCATTGCAACTATACAATGGCCTAATCCAGTAGGCGTTGCTAAGAAAAAGAAAACAGATAATCAAATGATGACTTGGTACTATGTTGAATTACCAAAGAACGTAAGTTTATTACACGACCATGGTTGGGTTCGTTTTGATGCAATAACTATAGATAAAAATGCTAAATTTGTATAAATTTGGATAATTTAATTTAATTTTATATTATAAGTTATGGATGCAAATTTCATAGATAAATTATTTATTGATTCAATTAATGGATTATGTAGTGAAAAATGGGAATGGCCAAAGAATTGGGATTTACTTAGAAAACAGCGTTTTTTGAAACAATGTAGAGAATATGCTGAACGAAATGAGTTATATGAACAATGTGCAATTATACGAGATGTCGAAAAAGAAACCAACAGTTAAGCGTGGTAAATATCGCGTAATAGTTCACAATGATAATCATAATACATTTGATCATGTAATTGATAGTTTGATGGATGTCTGCGGTCATGTATATTTACAATCAGTTCAATGTGCATTAATAGTACACGAAGCAAAACGATGTGCAGTGTACACTGATACATATGAAGAATGCTATCAAGTGCATACGGAATTAAGAAAATTAGGAATAACAGTTACGGTCGAAAAATGTTAAAAATTATAAAAAAAATTAGAATTGGCATTTTGCATGCAAGATATCATAAAAATATGAAACGTGCTGAAGATGCTAGAAAGAAACAAGATATCGTTGCATTTAAAAAGTATATATATGCAGCAGAAGATGCTTGGCGTAAAATAGTTATAATATCAAATAAAACAAAAACAAATGGGTAGAAAATCAGCTCACACAGGCGAATCGCCAAAAGATCGTTCCATTAACATAATGGATAAGTTCATTACTAGAAATATGAACAAAGAAAAACATCAACCATTTAAATCAGGAATCCGAAAAGATCCAAATATTCCGATATCTCAATGGCCATTGAAAGATCAAATTGAATATTGGAAAAATCGAACAGATGCAGATAGATTTGATGATCAATATCCAGTATATTCATTTTGGATTATTGAAGTTCAAAAACTTTCAAAAGTGCATCCAACTTTTTTTACTGATCAAACTTCTAAATTAAAAACAGAATTACAAGAAATGTTTGATGAGAAAATGATGCCGAGGGATGCAGTGATGATTCTTAGAAAACATGGAGTTTATTAATGTCAGATAAACAATATAAGTATGTATATGGCATTGGTAAAACGGCCTTAGATATTCCAGAAAGTGAAATTCGGTATGCAATGGAAAACACTAAATCTAATGCAGAAGCGGCACGTTTTCTTAAAGTATCATTTACTACTTATAAAAAGTATGCTCGTATGTATACAGACCGAGATTCAGGTAAGACATTGTATGAGCTACATAAAAATCAATTTGGAGTAGGTATTCCTAAAGATGTTCAAAAAGCAACTAAAGGTATCTACTCCATCGATAATATTTTGCAAGGTAAGCATCCTAATTATCCAACATGGAAGCTTCGTAATAGATTATTAGTATTAGCAATATTGCCAGAAGAATGTGCAAGTTGCGGTTATTCAGAACGCAGAATAACAGATGATACCGTTCCAGTATTGTTAGATCACATTGATGGCGATGAAACAAATCATTGCATCGATAATTTGCAAATGTTATGTCTTAATTGTTATTATCAGCAAACGGGTAATCCATTTAATGAAGATAAAGAACGTTATTGGAATTACAATTTACTTGAGTGATATTTATTAATATGATGATTAAGTTAAAAAATGTATTATCGGAACAAAATAATAAATTTAACGCAAAAGCTATAGCAAATAAGATCTATAATGCTAAAGGCTATGTTTATGATAATGAACAAGATGCAATCAATATCATAAAGTTGATAAAAAATACAAATCAATTAGAACAAGTCGAACAACAATTTGTTAAATTATCAAAAGGTCGTACACTATCTGAATATTTAATTAGTTTTCTAAATAATTTTTACCAAAATCTTTCGGCATTAAAACATTTATACTCAATATCAAAAAACAATTTTATCGCATTAAACTCTGTCGTATATCCGTATGCTGCAGAGATGTTATATGAATATAAACTAGATATAGCTAAAGTTGGAGATTCTATTCGAAAGAAAAATGGAAGGCGTCCAGTTGGGTTGAAAGATTATGGAAGTTTATTTAAATGGTTTAAGCCGTATTTAGGCGAAACTAACTTTAATAAGTGGGTTCCGATAGTTCAAAATCCAAAATATCGAAATAATCCATTTAATGCCTACCAACCCGAAGAACAATTTAAATATGGAGAAACTAAAGCAGTATCATCTGATATAATATTGTTAGGCCAAACAATTATTGGCGTAATAGCAACTGTTGCAACATATGGAAGCGCGGCACCAGCAGCTGCCGGATGGATAGGATTGGGAACTACTACTAGTATGGGGCTATACGACGCAGCACAAGAATATAATCTAGGAAACAAACAGACTGCTGGAATTATGGCTACAATTGAAATGTTGCCATTCGTATCAAAAATACCCGGTGTTAAACAATTAGTTCGTACTGTTGGTAAAAGTTTAGCTACAAAGTTAGCAAAAGGTGTAAAGTATTTAACGAGCCAAGAACGATTTTTAGTAACCCAATTATTTAAAAATAACGATGCAATTGAAGCTGAGTTAAAGAAAGTCTCAAAACAATCTAAAATTTTAGAACAATTTAATACATGGTTAAATACACAATCAGATTATAGCCAACAACAAATTAAAACGATGTTACAAAATGGTGACGTTACCATGGAAACTATTGTAAATATTGATAAAACTGCTTTAGATAAAGCAATTCGAATGTTAAATCAAACACCGAAATTTAAAGATCTTTCAGCTATAGATCGTTATAAAGCATTTGTAGAAAGAATAAAGGGCATTGCTATACATAAACATGATCCGAATTTAGGATCAGCTTCGAGCCTTAGTGGTACAGCTGGCGTTGGATTATCCGGATCTTCAAAACATGGAATATTAACTTTACCACAAATACAGTACATAGCTAGGCACGAAATGGATCATTTATATAGAAATACTCCAGAAGAGGCAGCAGAATGGATTAAAACCCAACGATATTTTAATACACCACATAAACAAGTAGGAATTACAACCCCAGATGATCCATTCGGCATCAATCCAGCAAATGATCTACGTTATAATACATATGACGAATTAAGAGCGCGCGCCGGCCAATTAAAAGATTATATTTCATTAAAAAAAGGAATTCCGCTGAGTAAAGACTTTAAAATTACTATAGATGATTTAAATGATGCTATTGAAAATTATATAAAAGATGTCGGGCTTGATAATAATATGTCTAGCTTTTTTAAATCAATAAAGGATAAAAATATACTTTTAAGAAATATGAATAAGTATGCTCTAGGAACAGCTGGATTAATTACAATTGGTAAATTGAGTAGTGCGCCTAATTTAACAGAACAACACATAAAATTAAAGTCGCTCATATGATATCTTTAAAAAAATTAATTATCGAAGGCCGTTATGATCAATTGGTCTCATCATTATCTAATAAATTACTAAGTGTAATCAAAGACAGTTATTCGTCAGTTACTGATCCAGAAGGAATGTTTTCTGGAACTAAAATATTCTATAAAAAAGGCGAACCGGTTCCTCATATTGAAGATGATACGGAACAGCCAAATGTTTATTTTGAAGAAGTTGAAAATACAACTATTCCGGTAGAATTTTATTTACAATTAAAAATACAATGGCTCGAAGGATCAAATGATTTACATGTAGGAGGCGATGCATATAATGAAACAAAAAGAAATTCAGCTGATGCACCACCATTAATAGAAATACGATTTAAAATTGATCCAACCGAATATCCAAAGGCATTATCAGAAATTGCAATGGATCTTCGTGATACACTTCGTCATGAAATTGAACATATCACTCAAAGCGGTTGGAATACAATTGATTCAAAATATATTCCTTCAGATCAAGCATTACGTAAGAAAATTGAAACAGGTGATGCACCTCCAGCTCGTTACTTTACATTGCCAAAAGAAATAGATGCAATGATTCAAGGGTTGTATTTGCGAGCTAAAAAAACACGTACGCCATTTAAACAAGTTGTTGATAATTATTTAAATATATGGATTCAAAACGATTCCATAACTGAAAAAGATAAACAAAACGTATTAGATGTTTGGAGAGAACGTTTACCTAAGCTAGGAATTCGTCAGGAGATATAATGATCCTTTTGCAAGACTTAATGAATGAAGATTTACGCCGTTGGGTTAAAGAAAAATGGGTTGATCAACACGGTCGTCCGTGTGGCAATGATAAAACCAAAGGAGTAAAGAAATGTCGTCCTAGCAAAAAAGTTTCTAAAGATACTCCTAAAACATGGAGTTCATTTGATAAAAAAGAAAAAGATTCATTAGTAGCACAGAAGCGTAGAGTTGGTATGGGTAACCGAACTCCTAAAGCTGAAGCAGTTATTGATGAAGAAAAAAAAGCAAAACGAGATGCATGTTATCACAAAGTAAAAGCTCGTTATACGCGAGATGGTGGCACCTGGCCGTCTGCATATGGTTCATTGGCTTTAGCTGCATGTCGTAAAAAAGGTGCTAAGAATTGGGGTAATAAAACAAAAAATGAAGAACTAGAAAAGGAATTCATGGAAGAAATGTCTATTTGTACGGAATGTGCACTTGCAATGATGGAAGATATCAAAGCTGGTAAGTTTGATGTAATAACAGAAGCAGAATACCAAGGCCGCAAAGTGCAATTGGGTAAACCAATGCGTGGCGATGTAAAGAAATTCAAAGTCTACGTTAAGAATGAAAAAGGCAACGTTGTAAAGGTTAACTTCGGCGACCCTAATATGAGAATCCGCAAGAGCAACCCTGCACGTAGACGTTCATTTAGAGCTAGACACCGTTGTCATACAGCCAAAGATAGAACATCAGCAAGATATTGGTCTTGTCGTAAGTGGTAATTTGGATCTTTGTATCCTTTTTATTATATTTGTGTCATGGAAAAGATAGAAGTAACAATGCAGGAAATTTGGCAAGCTACTCGTCCCGTCGTGCATAAAAATAAAAAATCATATTCTCGCAAAAAGAAACATAAAAAGACTGACGAAAGGTTGGATTCGTAACTCTTATTTCATATAATATAGAAAAATAAAGAGTTATGAAAAACAAAACAATTGGTGTGCCAACCTTAGTAAATGGCAAACAAAGAATCATCGAATTAGGTACTAATGTTGACATCACGGATAAGTTCCGCAGCATCATGATTAGTCATGCATTTGCAAATGATGAATTATTAGTATTAGACGAAGACACAGGTCGTGCAAAGCGAGTAGCTCGCGAAGGCGAAATTCCAACACCGGAACCCGCAATGGAAATCAAAAAAGAATTAACACCGGAGTTGCAACTTATTAATAATGCCCATAAGATTAAACCATCTTCGTTAGAGATGTCAGATGTTAAGTGGAAGTATTTGGTGCGAAGCGCAGTCCGTGGCAAGAACATCATGATGGTTGGTCCTGCAGGATGCGGTAAGACACAGGCAGCAAAAGATTTGCCAGTAGCTACTAATCGTCCTTTCTTTTATTTTAACTTGGGTGCAACTCAAGATCCTAGAGCAACTCTTATTGGTAACACTCACTTCAAAGATGGTCAAACCACTTTTGATGAGTCTGCCTTTGTGAAAGCAATTCAGACCGAAAATGCAGTTATCCTTATGGATGAGTTGTCTCGTGCGCACCCTGAAGCATGGAACATCTTGATGACAGTATTGGATGAAGGTCAGCGTTATCTTCGACTCGATGAAGATATCAATGCTCCATTAGTAAACGTAGCACCAGGAGTATCCTTTATTGCAACAGCAAACATTGGTACCGAATATACATCGACACGTGTATTAGACCGTGCATTGATGGATCGTTTTGAGATTATTGAAGTAGATATTCTTTCTTTATCTCAAGAAGAAGACTTATTGACACGTCGCTTTGGAGATGCAGTGTCTGCAAAAATGATT